ATTCGGACAGCCCGGATACCGGCAAGGACGTTTCGGTTTTCTTGGCATTTTGTACCTCACAATACGATAAACCCTCGATGGTTATAGATGGAATCTCCGCCGTTCAGGTTCTTCATGGCACGATCCAGCGCCATGACCAGTGCTACCGCCCCGTCCACCTTTTCAGTGGATTTTTCCTTGTCCAGTTTCAGATTGCCAGCCGGGTCGGTGCGCACATAGGCGTTGTCCATATTCCAGCGCAGCACCGGGTGCCCGCCGTGGCACAGCTTGTGCTCCAGAACGAGACGCATCAATTCTTTTGTCGGCGGGGACATATCCTTAAAGCCCTGACCGAAGGGCACCATCGTGAAGCCGTCGTCTTCCAGCGTCTGTACCATCATGGTGGCGTTCCATCTGTCATGAGCGATTTCCCGGATGTTATACCGCTCGCCCAGCTGGCAGATGAACTGCTCGATAAATCCATAGTGAACGACATTGCCCTCGGTGGTGTGGATGAAACCACGCTTTGCCCACTGGTCATACGGCACATGGTCGCGCCGGACACGCAAGGACAAGGTTTCCTCCGGCAGCCAGAAGAATGGCATGACCGTATAAGGTTCGTCCTCATCGCTGGGCGGGAATACCAGCACCAGCGCCGTCAGGTCGGATGTGCTGGACAGGTCAAGCCCGGCATAGCAGGCGCGGCCTTCCAGCTGATACGGGTCAACCACGCCGCCGCATTCATCCCACTTGTCCATGGGCATCCAGCGGATGGACTGCTTTACCCACTGGTTCAGGCGCAGCTGACGAAACTGGTTCTCGTCGGCAGGCGTCTCTTGTGCTTTATGGAACGCATCCCTGACTTTATCGATGGTGATGGTGTGCCCCAGAGAGGGGTTGGCCTTGTACCAGTTGGCCTCGCTCGTCCAATCCGCGTCATCCGGAAGACCGAAAATAACCGGATAAAAACGCGGATCGACCTTTCGCCCTTCCAGCACATCCAGCGCCTTCTGGTGTACCTCCCAGCAGATGCTGTTGCGGTCGGTGCCTGCGGTCGTAAGGAAAAACCATAAGGGCTGCTTTCTCGCGTCGCCGGAGCCCTGCGTCATTACGTCATAAAGGGCTCTGGTGGGCTGGGTGTGAAGCTCATCGAAGATGCAGGCGCTGACGTTCAAGCCATGCTTGGTAGCGACCTCCGAGGACAGCACCTGATAGATGCTGCCGGTGGGTTGATAGACCATCCGTTTCATGGATGGAATGATCTTGATGCGCTTGCTCAGTGCCGGAGACTGCTTGACCATATCGACAGCCACATCAAAAACAATGGCTGCCTGCTGGCGGTCGCTGGCGCAGGAGTATACCTCAGCCTTCCATTCATCGTCGTTGGCCAGCATATTGAGCGCGATGGCTGCGCCCAGTTCGCTCTTGCCCTGCTTTTTCGGGATCTCGATATAGGCGGTCGTGTACTGGCGCATGGTGGGATCGTCGTCTCGAACCGTGCCGAACACATCCCGAATGATTTTCTCTTGCCACGGCAGCAACTTAAAGGGCTTTCCGTGGAACTCGCCTTTCGTATGTCTCAGGCATTCGATAAAGCCGGTCACGCGCCGAGCCTTTCGCTCGTCAAACATCGCCGTTCCACCCGCCCTTCAGCAACTTCTCCATGGGGTCTTCTGAGAAGGTATCGTCTGAACCGCCGCCTGCCGCAATGATGCGGGCACGAGTCGCGGGGGTCAGGCCAAACTCGGAGCAGAACGACTGCATAATCTTCAGGTTCTGCTGGGCAATAGACACCTGCGGAACCTGCTGCACATAGCCGGAGGGCGTTTGGAAGATGGAGCCGTGTTGGGTGATGAACTCCTCGGCTTCCTTCCATCTGGCGTATGCCTGACAGTAACCCTCGAAGGCCGTCAGGTCGGCCATGGTGAGCACGCCCATGGCTTCAAGGGAGGGAGCCAGCCGCTTCCATTCCTTCTTCGCCTCCGGCAGCAGCCAGACCGGACATTTGATGCTTCCCTTGGGCGGGATCGGCTCATTTTCGTTGAGCGGTCGCTTGCCCGGATTGCCCTCAAGAATTTTCAGCGCCGTGGGCTTGGGCTTTCGGCCTCTGGTCGCCATGCTGGTCACCTCCAATCTATCAAAATGGGCATAAAAGAAGCACCCGCTCGTTGGCAGGTGCGCAAACGCAGTTGATTATTGGTTTCTATTTCTGAAAATTGCACTCATATAGTCGCTTTTACTGAATACCACGCGGTCGAGGTTGCGTGTGCCTATGTGCGAGTATCTGATTTGATAGCTCATCTGGATTGGGCTTAAAAGCGGGCGCGAACATCCGCTTCAGTAACCCAGCCATCTTCCTCTCCCGAATGCCGCCCTTCGTTGAGCTCGCACATCAGGCGAAGCATGGCTTTCGTCTTTTCGAATTCCTCTTCGTCTGCAATGTCTCGAATGGTATACTTGCCGCGTCCGTTGACGGTCAAATATACAGGAGAACCAGCAGAAACCTGCTCCAGCACAGTGTTGTAGTTGCGTAGATCAGAAACCGGCTTGATAACAGACATTTCACTCAACTCCTTTTCGCTTCCATTATAGCCTTTTTTTGATCTGCATGCACTGATTTGAGAACTATTCTGCGAAATTCATTGCCATCTAAGAAAGTACTTCGTCCATAGTAAGTGTCTTGTCTCCACGCTGGACGCTAATTTTGGCGTTCGGACAAGCCGAGCGGAACCGCTCCACAATGACGGTGGCGTAGCGCTGGTCAAGCTCCATGGTATAACAGATGCGGTCTGTCTGCTCACAGGCCATGAGGGTACTGCCTGAACCGCCGAAGGTATCCAGCACGATGGCATTGGGTGCGGAACTGTTCTTGATTGGATATGCCAAGAGCGGCAGCGGCTTCATGGTCGGGTGCAGCTTGCTCTGGGTAGGCCGGTCGTACTTCCAGACGGTGGTCTGCTTGCGGTCGGAGAACCATTTGTGCTTGCCGTTGGGAAGCCAGCCGTACAGCACGGGTTCATGCTGCCACTGATAGGGGCTGCGCCCCAGTACCATGGTGTTCTTCACCCAGATGCACACGCCGGAGATATGGAAGCCCGCTTCCTTGAACGCCCTGCGGAAGTTCAGCCCTTCGGTGTCCGCATGGAAGATATAGGCGGACGCGCCTTCGGCCAGATGCGGCACGATGGCACGAAACGCCGATAGAAGGAAGTCGTAGAACTTCCCATCCTCCATATCGTCGTTCTGGATGGTGAGCGCATCTTTGGTACGGCCAACGATGGACACGTTATACGGCGGGTCGGTAACAACCAAGTTGGCTTTGTTCCCGTTCATGAGCAGAGCAAGATTCTCCGGCTGTGTGGAATCGCCGCATACCATACGATGACGACCCAGTGTCCAGACGTCGCCCTCCTGCACGAAGGGCTGCAGCTCATCCGCGTCGATGTCGCAGTTATCGTCCTTCACGTCCTTGTCATGGACTTTGGAGAACAGGTCATCCACCTCCGCAGCGTCAAAGCCGGTCGCACCCAGATCATATCCGGAAAGCTGAAGGTCGGAAAGCAGGTCTGCCAGCGCTTTGGGTTCCCATTCGCCGACCGCTTTGTTGAGGGCAATGTTCAGCGCCTTCTCGTCCTGCGGGTTTTCGATATGAACGACCACACAGTCGATTTCCTTTACGCCCTCCGCGACCAGCACCTTATACCGCTGGTGGCCGCCCACGATGTTGCCGGTGACCTCATTCCAGATGACGGGGTCGACATAGCCGTAGGTGGTCATGCTGCGCTTGATCTTCTCATAGGCTGGATCACCCGGCTTCAGGTCTTTGCGCGGGTTGTACTTTGCCGGTTTCAGCTTCTCAACCGGCACCTTTTGCAGCTTCATATCTGTGTTCATGTATTCTCCTTTGGCAGTATCGTTTCTATAATTGTGAACAGAACAATCAGGGATCTTTCCCTTACTTAGCTGGTGATTCCCTTATTTTACGGCATAATTTAAGGGAATAGATTTTGGGTATTGCCAGAGACCGTCCTTCGGGGCGGTCTTTTTTGTTTTGGGCGCGGATACCCCCACCCCGGAATTTTGCGAAAATTCATGCGAGAGGGGGCCGCGGTCTCCAGCGGTCACAGCCCAAGGGTTTGAGTCCCCCTTGGGGGCACAGCGGAACGCGGCGGCGCGGGGCGGCGGCTGTGCCGG